CCGTCAAGTCAGTGCCTTCGACTGCCTTGAGGAATATAAGAAAAGGTTTGAGTGCAGGCCAGTGTTCTGGTTCTACTTTGAGTGCTAACATCTCCACCCCAGATTCGAATCCCCAACAATTGAAGATCACGATTAGGTGATTAAGTATTAGTCTTTCGGAGAGTTCAAGTGTGTCTCTGTATCGATTGAGTAATCGTTTGACATACTTGAATCGTTTGATGTCATCGAAAAACTCTTCACTATCTATGCAGGTAGGATTGTAATAATTCTGCGCTGCATAGAGCGTGAAGGTTTTGTGTGTCAGTTCTAAGTTCATAATATATGTAGGGTTGTGTTAAGAGAGTGCTTCGATCAATACTGCCTTTGTTGCACTCTTCTTTACGTCCACACCAGTTGCCTCTGCGAGTGCAACTAGTTCTGCTTTGGTCATGTCTTCGAGAGACTTGTTACCTACAGGTGCTTCATGCAACATAGTAGGCGCTTCGTGTACTACTTCTTCGAATACAACCTGTCCAGACGTAGGATTGATATATGCATCAATGTCATCTGCATTTAATCGTGTGGAGATCAAAAGTTCTCCGGTTGTTGCATCTGCCCAACCACGTGGGGTTGGTACTGCGTCTTTACACCATCTTGGGGGTTGTAACATAATTTACTCCTTATCATTACTCAGGGGTTTTACCAGAGAGAATCGCACGAATCACTTCGAACTCTGTCATCTCTTTTTTAACTTTTCGCTCTTTGGGTTCTTCAATCTCTGCATCAGAGAGATCTTTCAATTCTTTCTTATCGACTTTGTGCTTCGCAATGAAGTCCTTACCAGACTTAGACTCTTTGTCATCGATCTTCTCTGGGGGTGCACCTGCGATAGGGCCTGCTGCTTTCCTCTCATTGAACATCTGTTGAACTGCATCAAGTAACTCGGCAGTCGCAGCGTCCATAGAGATACCTTGGTGTGTGCTTTCACCGATCTTAGAGATCTCTGCAGTCTTCTCACCAGAGTTTGCAGAAGATTTCTTCTTCTTCTTGTCTTCTGGTTTTTCGTCTTCACCGTCTGCGTCTACGGGTTCTTCTTCCTTCTCATCCTTCTCGGCTTCAGAGTCTTCCTCATCACCGTCTTTCTTAGGTGGGAAAGGTTTCTTCTTCTTAGGATCAGACTCTTCTTCGTCTTCTTCCTTCTTCACTGCATTCTTGGCAGGTTTCTTACCACCATCGATTGCATCGTCAGTTGCCGCACGTCTCTTGTGCAGATACTCGTCTGAAGAATCTACGTCTCCATCGTTATCGATGTCCTTGTCTTTACGATCTTTGAACTTCTTGTCGTTCGCCTTATCGTCTACAGGGTCGAGTTTTTTTGCTTCGGAGACCATTTCCAAATACGCCTCCATAGTTTTTTTAATTGACATTGTTAGTCTCCGTTAGAACCAAAACATTTTAATTAGACCTGCAATCAGGATTGATGTAGCAGACCATGCAACTTTATTTATAATGCCCACAGTGTGTGCGTTTTCGTTAACCTTTCTCTCTATGTCATCTAACTTCATAGAGAACTTATTCATCCTATCATAATTAGAATGATTATTTTTTTCTATAGCGATAAGTTTTTCCTCTGCACGAGCAAGACTAATCATCGCATCCGATAGTTTGTCGATTTTTGTCTCGATTCTATCGAGGCGTTTAGCTTGTGTCTCTACTGCCATTTTTGGACTTTCCCATTTAAATATAGTTAAGTAATAACTTATCTATTTATATTATTTTAGTTATCAACCTTAGCACTTCCACGCCATTGATAACAACTCCAATACCGTGCTTTCCATTTAGGGCCAGGATTTGCACAATTATGTCGTGCTCTAAATGATGCTCTCTTCTTTGGATCGTCCCGATTGATTCCCATGTTGGGATCACCAAATCGAACAACCACAACCTTACCCTTCTCGTTCTTCACGTACACCTTGAACTTCTTATTGGGGTTCTCAGATGTACGGATAGGGTCATTCAGTTTAACCTTCTTCCCTTGGTACTCTGCCGCCTCAACGATTAAGTCTGCGTAGAGATCATTGCATTCGCAATGTTCGTCTATTTCGTGATAGTCATTAAACTTTTTCATGTGATGTAGGTATTCAATTCGTAACGTTTGTTGTCTAGGTTAGTAACCTGTACTGCAAGCATTTTCTTTTTCTCTCCATCTAACTTGAGAGTGAAACTGTTTGTCTTACCACTAGACGGTTTCTTTGGCCCCATAGCAACCTTTCGATCAATGTCATCGGTTGATACTGTGTAACCCTTTTTCTTCGCTAACTCATATGCCGCTGCCATCGCACCAGAATATGTTTTGTGATAGAGGGGGTAATCGCTCTTACTTTGTCGCCTCTCTCGAATTTGTTCAAACGTCTTCAATGTAGTTTCCTCTTTTACAAATTTAGTTAAGGATACACCCATATCACCCCATGCAAGTGTAGCATCCTTACCACCACGACTATACAGAATAAACTTGGTTCGATTACGAGAATCAGTCGCAGATCCCATAGTCACCTTGTCAACGTTGTACTTGTTACTACGTGACTTACTCTTGACTACTAGCGTCTCTTTGTGACCCTTCTTCATTGAAGAATCAAAGTGTACAGTTACCTTATCACCCTTCTTGAGTGCTTCGAAATCTTTACGTGGTACTGTCGCTTCCATTACAACACTTTCTTTGACTTCTGGTTTCTCGTGGGTATAACCTTTCTTGTCCAACTTGACGTGATCCGCATAGGTATTTGCCTTAACGCCCTCGCCTGTCTTAGGATTATACATCATATGAGGTTTGAAGTCAACCTCATCTTTGCATTCTTTTTTTGCATGGTATTCCTTACCCTTCTTTAGATACTCTGACTTGGAGATCTTAGGGCCACCATACTCTCTAATGGAATCGAATGTTTTCATTGGTCTAACAACTTCTTTGCTTTAACACGGTCATGGAACTTGAAGGTATACTTCTTATTGTTACCACGTTCCATTGCTTGTACCGTGTATCCAGTACCAGTCACTTTAGTAATCTTACCGAACACTTTATCACCACGTTCAGTCTCATAGAAATCTAACTCTAGACCTACTCGTGCATCCTTCTTGGTTTCAGTGCCCATGCCTTTACGTGCAAGAGTGCGATAATTTTCAAACATTGTAGCGAGTTTTTTTACACCAACAGTTTGAAAACTACCAAACTCATCGGTAACCCTAAACGATAGTTTCTTACCACTGGTATCCATGTCTACCTTTTGAATTTTACCTTTCTTATCCCTGAGACCTTTTTTTATCTTAGGTGGCCGAGGTGCCCTAACTTCTTTAAATGTTTTCATGCAAGATCCTTGTCGTGGTTAAGGTTACCCTTTTTCTTTTTAACTATGAACGCATTAACTCGTGCGTGTCCCCATTGTTGAGGTGTGGTGCCTGGCCTATGACCAGTCTTCCATGCAGCAACTCCACGATTATAGACTTTGCGTAGTGTTTCAGGAGAGATACCAGACTTCTTTGCTTTTGCCGCAATACCATCTGGGCCTTCCTTCACGTCTAGTTCGTCATACATGGAGTATCGTTTTTCTTCCAAATACTTACTGAAACTAATCATTTCGTTTCCCTATTTTTTGCTTTAGCACGTGCAAGTCGTGCACGGTCTAGAATTTTATCATGCTTCTTCTTGTCTGCTTCTTTCTCACGTGAGATCTTATCTTGAGCTTGAGCAACCGCATCTTCACCCAGTGAACGAACAAGTCTACCCACTTCCTTTGGATCAACCTTGAGTCCGTACTTGCGATTTAACTGTGACGCATAGTATTCAGGGCCGTGTCTACCTTTTTCTTTGTCCATCTGTTTCTTGACGTACTGTGCAACCTGATCGTACTGTTTCCTTTGCACAGTTCTAGACATCCATCTTTTCAACATCTGAGGTGTGGTCTCTGCCTTGAGACACATTTCAAACGTGATCTCCATCTCTTCGGTAGTGATGGTCTTGGATGAAGTCTTGAAATCTTTCTTACGCATGATAGTCTTATTGACTACTTCGAACTCTTCCTTGTTCCTGTCATACTTGATAACAACAGGTAAGTTCAGATCCGACTGTAGGTCTTTGATCACTGCTTCACTATCAGGGTTTTGACGGATGTTTTTTGCTTTGTTCTTTGCAATTTTCTTGAACACACGTTGTAACTCTGCAACTGTGATAGCAGGTTTGTTGCGATCATCGTTCATACGATCCGCAAAATGACGTGTGAATTCTATGTCAACCTTGAACTTTGCGAGTAGTCTGTCAGCAAACCTCTCAAGGTCATTGAGTTGTTTCTGAGATACTTCCTCATACATATCTTTAAACTGTTTGGTGTACTTGGATGGTTTGGTCTTTGCAGTCGCATCGCCAGGCGCAGGTTTGTATGCAGAGTCATCATCGTCTGCTTTCTTACCGTGCTTCTTGAAGTGTGCGTCTCGTGCCTTCTTAGTAGACTTCTTTAGTCCAGTATGGTATCGGGCAGGTTGAGTTCCCTCACGGTCTTTAATATCTGGGTCTTGTCTTTTTCCAGATCCTTTTTCGATGAGTTCAACTGCATCGATCCATTTGCGTAGTCTAGTACCATCTGTGCGTTCGATGATAACGTAATTTGCCCCGAGCACTGCGACTTTAACCAGTTCGTCATTTTCTTTGACAACCACTGTGTCACCGACCTCATACAAATCCCCCTGAACATATTGTTCTCTTGTTTCTGAAACAGGTTTTAGTTCGATGTGGTTTTTGAATTCAGTAGTCTCTTTGAGACCCATACCAGTACGCACATCATTGAATAGTTTACGTGCGTCCTTATTGGACATTGTTTTAGGTACACCCTGAGAGAATGTCACGAAGTCATTCTTAGATGCATTGTCTCGTTGTTTGGATGCAGACATCCCTTCAACACCAGTTGCATCTGGGTCACGTGCACCTGCAGAGACGATGTTGATTGACTTGAAGTTGTAGAATCCGTGACGTGCTTTCTTACCGTTGTACTTATTCAACAGTACCTCGAACTCACGAATACGGTCTTCACCTACAACCATATTGACCTTGACGTATCCTTGATCGTACAGTGCTGCCGCAACGTCAAATACGTTCTTAACCTTCTTGTCCATAATGACCTGACGTGCATGTTTTGGAAACATCTTACGCACGTGTTTGATCTTCTGTTCGTAGGTCAGTGGATCTTTCTTTGGGTTCTGGGAATGTGACAGGTATACTTTGTAGTCTGACTTCCCAGACTTAGACGCAAGAGTGTCCATCACCTTACCATGACCGATAGTAGGTGGGTTCATACGTCCGAATGTGAAATAGACTTCTCTCTCTTCTTCTAGGAGATACTGCGAGAAATTCTTAATTGGCACTTGATTTACCTCTTTTTCTTTCAAGTTCTTTCTTGCGAACTTGTGGTATCATTTTACGTGCCAACTTATCGATGACCGCCTTCTTCTTATCTAGGCGTTTCTCTATGTCCATTCTTCGGGACATAGACAGATCGGACTTTGCAACGTCCTTGGTCATCTTCTTGAGTAATACTTCACGTGCAGCTTTACGTGCACGTTTCTTGAGAACATCTAGGTTAGCGACTTTCTTTGCCGCCCTCTTTCTACCTATTGCAATTTTTGCTTTGTTCTTCTTGAACGCACGAGACTTGGCCATGCGCTGTTGCATAGTCAATGCTTCGTCCGGTTCTTCATTAAACTGTTTAAAACGTAACGGCTTATCCGCCATCTTTAAGTCCTCGTAGGTTTGTCCCATCCTTTAAGTATATCGGGCGAAAAGTTGTTGTATGAAAATTCCATACGGTCAACAAGTTTCACCGCATCACCACCAAGTGTATCGATTGCGACATATCCTTCCTCGCCAGTTACCTTGTAACCTTGACGGGTTTTTACAAATGTGTCGATCTTCTTCAAACTGTTAAGTTTATTTATAAGTTTTAGTTTCGCAAGTATGATGACTTTTTGCAATTCAATCATTTTTATTAAACTCGCCTTGTTCTTAGGTGAGAAGAACATCATAATTGCGTCTAACTTATCTTGTTGTGTTTTCTTTCCTCTGGCGGTACTTCGTTTATCCATTTCTTTCTGATACTTCTGTTTAATCCAACGGATAAGTCCCGCAACGTGCTTTCTTGAATCGGGGATAACTGTTCCCGCACGTACATAGGTGTTGTAGTATTGTTCGATGAGTTTTGCGAGATCTTCGTCTGCTTCGAGTGTCCTAAGAGTCGTGCCAGAGATTTGATTAAAGATCGTCCCCGCTGTTGATAGATATTCATTTACTTCGTCAGTCTCTTCTTGTGTCATGGTTGCTTGAGTCGCATCCGTTAACATGGCATCTTGAGACCATACGTAACGTGACTTCTTTAATGCAGAGACGTTGACTCCGTATGATGCTTTCAAGGTTTCGAAACTAGTACCTGAATATGATGTGTGCCAGACAATACCGATTTTTGCAGAACGTATATCCGCTGCTGCATCATAGGGTACTGCGTATGCGATTGTGTTTGGGTGGAAGACAGTGTACTTCTGTCCGTCTATTGTTTTGGTTTCAAGATCATCTGAACTAAACAGGAAGTCTCCCTGTATCACACCCTTGATTCCTAGTGCGGGTAGATACTGGAGTGCAGCCTTCATCTTAGATGCGAGATCACCAGACATGTCTGCATCGATTTCCGCATCGGTCTTGTAGACCTTGGGGTTCTTTGCAAAGACACCTTTCTTCGCAACGAAGAACTCACCATTTGTAGGATCCTGTCCACAGAAAATTGCAGGTGCACCATCCCACTTGATAGAGACGCTACCGTCTTTCTTACCGGACAACATGTCACGCAGAGACCGCAATGCATTGATTGCTTGACGTGTACCGTTCACACCCCCATAGAGAACCTTGTCCTCAATATGGGTCATGTGGGTATTCTTATTCTCTGCTATAAACTCTGCGAAATTCATTTACGCTCCAAATTGAACATGGTACCACTACTACTTGTATCGGATGAAATCTTATATGACCTACCCAAATTCTTTTGAAGTAGTCTCTTATACAGTCTTTCTCTTCCCTGCAGATCTTTGTTGTTACTCTTTTCTTTTGCAGCAGCAACAGTGATATATTTAGGTTTCTCTTTCTTAACAAAATCTCTGATTAGTTTCATCACGGTTGCATATATTCTAAACGCATCACCCTGACCTGTCACCTGTTGACTACCGTTTCTCTCGAAATCAATCTCCCAGTCCAGTTCATCGTAATCATCGATATGTTCCTGACCTTCCATCCTTACTACAATCGTACTACCATCGTCTGGTTTAAACGTTGTCCTATAGTAATCCTTAGAATGTTTATCCAATTTAACGGGATACGGTTTGTCTAACGATTCACTGAGTCGTTGAAAGTTCATGACAGATCCGATATTCCATTGTACTGCAATTTCAATGAAGTAAACTTACCTAGTTTACCTAGTCCTGCCAACTTCTTACCCGCACGTACACCCGCATCGGATCGAACATTCATTTTCAATCTCTTAGATTCATCTGGTGTTTCTAGATCAATGAACCATTCTTGAACAGACTTAGTATTCAACTTTGCCTTGAATCCTGTCACCAGAGGTAAGATTGCTTGTAGATCATCACCCTTTTGTTCTGCAGTCATCTTAACTGCCTTCACAAGCACTAGGGGTGGATTCTGAGGTTTCTGTAGATTGAAGTTCGCCTCAATCCATGACTTGAACTCATCAAGAGATAGAGTATTGAGTTGCTCAATAAACTT